GCCACGTTAATCACGGTGCCAACACCACCTGTGCCAAGAGTCGCGGTCAGATTGGTGTAAGAACCAATACCGTTCGATTCATAGTGCGCTGGCAAGTTGCCGCTTCGCATGTAGGCTTCAAACTGAAGGTTGTTATTCGTGAACTGGTGAACATAGGTGATGTTCCCGTTGGTTGCCCGCATGCCGAAACGGGCATAGCCCGCGCCGTACCAAGAGTACTCGACATAGAGCATCTGCATCTTGTTGATGTCGAGGGTGTATCCAGACGGACCCTGACCATCAAGTGGATCGTCCCACTGAGTACGGGGAACACGAACATCTATGGTCTTAGATGCGATTGCTCCGGTAACCGTAACACCACGATACTCTGGCGAAACCAGCATGGATGTGTCAGAAGAAATAGAAAGAACACGATACGACTGACCGCGAATAACGATAAAGTCTCCCGGCTTTAGCTGACGGCTGAACTTCGTGCCTACCCCAGTTATCGCGGGGCTGCCGATAGTTGCATCCAGAAGACCTTCAAGCTGAAGAACGCTATTCCGCCACACGGCATAAAGCATCTGACCGTCATACTCGAAGAACAGCCCGTTCTGCTGGTCGAAAATGCCGACACGATTTGAAGAGCCGTACCAATTTGTCGCCGTGACCCTGATCGGGAAGCCCTGCGCTGGGCTTGAGGCGGGAACCTGCGCCATAGCGTAGGTAAGAGTGGTTGCCGTGGGTGCCGTCAACACCGTGAACGATCCGTTATATTGAGGCTGATCCGCCCCAGTAACCGCGATGATCGCTCCGGGGGCTATGTTGTGAGCATATCGGGTGGTAACAGTAGCCGTGAGGCCAGCCGCCGTGATATCGGTCACAAACAAAGGCGGGCAAAGATTGGTTCCAGTAGAGAACTGGATACCCTTACCCGACTGATAGCGGAAGTAACGGCGTGTCTGCCGAATCATCTGAGAGTTAGGCTGAGAATTACCAGCAGAGAAGGCCACACCACCATCGAATGGTCGGCTTTCTACATAGCCAGAGGTGCGGGAAAAGAGACTTACTTGCCCCGCAGTGTTGCTTAAGGTTCCAAACGGAGTGCTAACAGTAACAAACGTGAGGGTGTTCGCATTCGGTGTGGTCGCCACAACCCAAGCCCCGTTAGGAGTATTTGCAACGTCAGTAGATGTGGCGCTCAGGGCAACAGGAGCACCAATGGTGCCTACAGTCTGCGATGCGCTGACTGTGTAATTGTACCCGGTAATAGTTGTAGAGGCTGCCGTCTGGCTGGCGCTAACCGTATAGCTAGTACCCGTCAGCGAAGTAGAGGTGACCGTCTGCGAGGTGTTTACAACAAAGGTAGGGCTGGTTCCCGAAACAATGTACGTGCCAGCCGTAACGCCAGCGCCAGTGATTGCCATACCAATGGTCGGCACAACACCAGACGTATAAGTAAGGGTGGTTCCTGCGATGTCTCCAGTAAAAGCCGAAGAGTTTACAGCGGTAACATAGGTGCCCGCCGTAATGCCTGTTCCACTTAACTGCAACCCAACAACTGGCGCAGTGCCTGCCGTCACGGTAAGAACTGTGGCGTCAATCTGTCCAGTGCTTGTGGTTGTATTCACGGCAGTAATCGTGGTGCCGCCCGTGACGCCCGCACCTGTAAGCGTGTAACCAGTGCGAAGCGCGAGTCCACCAGAGGGAACAGCGTTAAGGCTCATGGTCGTGCCGGAAATCCAACCCAGAGTGGATGCCATCTCAGTAGAGGTGACGCCCGTCACGTAGATCAGAGAGCCTGCCGAAAGGCCGTGTGCGCTGGTGGTCGTTGCTGTCGTGGTTGTACCAACGTAGGTGTAGGCGGCAGTGCTTGTCAGGCTGACGCCGCACTGCGAATAAAAATATCCGGGGTAAACGTAGGTTCGGCCACTGTTAAACTGGTTACCAACAGCCACGTTACCTGCGGCGGTGTAGGTCACGCTGGTATTCGTGGATACAGCCTGAACATAGTACCAGCCATTGGCGTTGGGATCTGTGGCATTTTGCACAAAAATAGGAGTACCCACAGAGAAGCCCGTGGTCGGATTCATTGACACAACAACCGTGCGTGTTCCGTTCCCGGTCACCGCAGTTACGGTTGATGGTGCCTGCGGAATATAGTAAAGCCCCTGACGGTTGTTTGCGAGGCCGATAGATTCCCACTTAGTGGGCTGCTGGCCGTATTCGAAGTCAGTGTCGATTAGGGACTGCGGTTCCGAAACCCGCATCTTTCCAACGGGGTCTTGAGACCCGGGGGATGGAGCAATCATGGCCGCGCCGCCAGCACCAGAGCCTGCCACGCCATTAAAGGGAATCGACTTGTTAGTGTCAGGGTTTGTGAGGATCCAGCCGGGCATGAGTTTGTCCTAAAATTATTCTTATAAATTTAACCGGGAGGAGCCTATCCCCTCCCGGCATCAGTTTAAATCATTACGGCGAAGCCTGAAGGTCGTGGGCCTGAATGTACCGGACGGTAATCGTTCCAACACCAGAGCCAGCGTTTGCCGACTTAACAAAAACACGCCTGTCTACCGTGCCAGTATCATCCCACGCGGCAGCCAAAGCGCCCGGAGTAAATCCAACAAGGCCCTGCGGCATTGCTGTAAGGGGGGAAAGTTCCGTTGCGGTGGCTGTCGTGCCAACGCTGAGCGTGTTCGCAGCGCCGTCCCAAGCGGTTGTGTTCAGCATCTGGATGTTGGTGATGTGGCTGTTCGCCGGAAGAACGATTGTGGTGCCGAGGGCGGTTGCAGTGGCGTTTTGCGTGATAGGAACGTGCTGAACCATCATAACAGCGCCAACGTTACGCACATCTTCGCCAAGCGTGGTGCCTGTCGTGTGGAAGATATTGCCAGCCCGAAGCGGGCCGGAAAATGTGGAAGTACCCATTCTATTTATCCTTGCAGGATGAAGTTCCGAAGTCTCTGCAAGCGTCTGCCGGGACAGTCAACGGAACCGGAATAACCCGGACCCCGATTGTCGGGGCATAACAGAATTTTACCACAAACAAAAAGAGCCCCGAAATGGGGCTCTCTCTGATTATTGTGGGGCGGATTAAGCGCCCGGCGAACCCCAGATACCCAGCGGGTCCGAGACGCCGAAGCTGTAACGCTCACGGGCCTTGTAGCGGACGTTGCCTGTATCGAAGTCGCCGTCCATCGAAGTAGACATCGGGGTACGGACGAAGTGCTTCATGCCGTTCGGGATGTCTGTGATCAGATAGTACGAATCAACGTCTGTCAGGTAGTGGTTGACAGAGTAGCCTTCCGGAATCGTACCATTTGTCTTGATGGCGTTGATGTCGTTGTCGGTGGTGCCTGTGCGGAGTTCAGTCTCCAGCAGGCGTGTAGCAACAAACATCAGGCTCGGCGGGACGATCAGCTTACGCGGGCGAGCCGCGATAAGCAGGCCACGCTCGTCCTTGAACGCTGCAATCTGAATAACGGCGGCCTCAAGAGAGGTCTCGTTCAGATCGGCAGCGGTGGACTGCGTGTTGCTGTTTGTGCCGCCCGACACCAGAGGATGGGCAGTGTTAAACAGCGTAACGCCATCGCCACCAACAAACGCGCCACCAGAGAAGCCGTTGTTCAGCGGGAAAGCCGACTTAACCTGCTTCGTGTAGGCCATCGAACGAGCGAGAGCCTTGGTGTAGCGAGACGAAAGCGAATCGTACAGGTTGTCTTCCATCGCCTCTTCGGTGATGGAGAAGCCCATAGCAATCGTTTCGTGGTTGTAGCGAGCAGCCCAAGCTTCCTGAGCGTTGTCGTAGCGAAGGGCAGTACCTTCGCCCTTGACTGTTGCGGCACCAAAGCCCGAAAGCTTCAGTTCTTCCTCAAACGAACGCTCCGAGGTCTCGGTCTCGTAGATTGCCTCATGCTCGTTTTCGTACTTCTTGTACTCCAGACCGAACAGGGCGTTTAGACCCGGAAGCAGTTCCTTAAGGAGTTGTGCGCGTGAAATAGCCATTTTCTATGTTATCCTATTACAGGCCAGTGGGGTTCATGTAGGCATGACCACCAGAAAGCACGGTAGCACCAGCATTCGGCATGTTCCACTTGACAAGAATGTCAGTGAAGGCATCGCCAATAACCGAATCGGGGCCCTCAACAAAGCCAACGATACGAAGCGGAAGCGTATTTGTCACCGCCGTAGTCGTAGCCAGAGGAGTTGTCGAATTGCCAGTGGCTGTGCTGCCAGAAGATGTGCCGAAGCCGATATTCTCACCAAGCTGAGCCTGAGTGATCGCGGCACCAGCCTGAGCCTGCATCACGACATCCGGGTCATCAATCACGTAAGCTTCGGCGTCCGAAGCCACTGTGCCTGTCGGCCAGTTCTGACGGAAGACCTTATAACGAAGGCCCGGATCCGTGTAGGTGCAACCAACGAAAACGCCAAGCGTACCAGTGGCGGGAAGTGCCGTGGTGCTGGTGTCGGCTTCGATTGTACCTGTGGTGCCGTTAAGCTTCACGGCCTGACCGTAGAAGATGTTAGCCGCGTAACCACTAGCAATCTTCATCATACGGGTCGAACCAGCGTAGGGCTGACCTCCGAGAAGGCTAATGGGACGCAGGCCATAGGGGGCTGCTGTAGCTGCCATTTTTCTTTACCTCATTGTGGGGCGCTATGTGCGCCCCTTGCCAAATGTTACCCGCGAATCAATCTGCGGCTTATTAAGCGGCATACGCGGATCGTTTTCTCGCATGAAGTTGTTTTCAACGGAAGACATCTGGTTCTCAGCAGACTCACGATAGTATGCGTCACGCTCAGCCATTGTTTCTTCCGGGGCCTTGCAAAGCAAGAGACCGCCAACCTCAATGTTGTCCTTAAAGTCGCTCTTGCGGTCTCTAAGGACCGTGATTTCGGGGTGTTCTTCCGCGCTAACGGGTTCCCATCCCTGCCTGAACTTGGAAGACACATTCGTGTTGTCCATGTTGTTCAGTGTCGAAGTGCGGATCCAGCGGTAACGCCAGCCATCCTTCTTGTTGGGCTCTGGAAGAACTGTGGGCGGAGCCCAAGCCTTCTTGCGCGAAGATGCTTCGCGGTTTTCGCTTTCGCGAGGAGTGCGCTTATCCATTCATGGACCTCAGTTTCTCGGCAGCGTACTGCTCGATTGTTAACCCAAGGCGCTTAGCGATGGCGACCTCAGATGCGGACATTTGGACCTTGCGTGGCGGTGTGGAATTTCTTTTAACTGGAGCCACCACGACACTCTGCTTCGGCTGCGGGGCCCGTGTGTCCTCTTCGTCCGCATCCTCTACAATGTGGGGATAACGCTTTCGCATCTCCCCGTCGAGTTTCTCCCAATACTCATCTGTAGTGGGAGACACTCGGTCAAACACAACAAGTCGGTCGTGGATATGGCGAGCAAAATCAGTCATCTCGCGGTCTCGACCAAACCAAGTATTCTTCTTTGCCCAATCCAGAGTTTTGGCGTCTGCCTTGGGCGGCGGTGTCTGCTGTTCGTACCGGGGTTCCGGTGCTTCTTCAGACTCCTGAATCTCAACAGGCCGGAAGGATCTCACCTTATCGGCCTCAACAGTTAGACGCGCGATATCCTTCTGTGCGTCAACTTGCTTGTCAATGTCGCCATTCTCTACAGCATCGCGGAAGCGGCGCTTGGCGTTTTCAAACTCCGACTCGACGCGGGTCTGCATCTGGTCGGCAATGATCGTCTGCCCGGACTGAAGCGCCTTCTTAAGCTGCGAGTTCTCTGCATCCCTACGCTTTACGTAGTCAACCAGAGCCTGCTGTTGCCGCTCAAGATCTTCAGCCCTGCGCCGCTCTTCGTGAAACTCATACTTGAGTTTCGAGATGCGCTTCTTCACCTTTTCGCTGTACTGGGCAACCTCGTCCTCG